AATGAATTATAGTGGGTATCATTTTTCGGACTTGTGGGATAACCCGACAATAAAAAGCAATATAATAGATAAACTAAAAAAGCAAAGAAATACTAAAGAATATAAAGAGAAAAAATCAAAGCAAATGAAAGAATTGTGGCAATCAGATTCATACAAAAAGAAACAAAAACAAGCTTGGACAGAAGAGAGAAAGAAAAAAATTTCTGATATTGCAAAAAGAGTATGGGAGAACAAAGATATAAGAGAAAGAATCTCCAAAATACAATCAGAACTCAAAAAACAAGCTTGGCAAAATGAAGAATATAGAAGAAAAATGTGCAAACAGGTAAGATGTGTAGAAACAGGAGAGATATTTGAAAGCATAGCCGCAGCCGCGAAATGGTGCGGAGTTAAAGCAAACACTTTGTGTGCAGCACTATCTAGTAAAACGCATCAATCAGGTAGGCACCCTGAGTCTAAAGAAAAACTTCATTGGGAGAGATATATAGACGAGGTTGGAAAGGGGGGTTGAGGCATTATGAAAAGTAGTCGTGGAGAAATTAAGATACATGAGATACTAACTCGCGCGGGAATAGACTTTAAAGAAGAGTATAGTTTTGTTGATTTAATTAGTTCTAGTGGAAGACCATTGAGATTTGACTTTGCGGTATTTGATGATGCCGGAGAGTTGGATTTCTTGATTGAGTATCAAGGAATCCAACATAGGTTCATTATGAACCCAAGCCTAAGTTTGGAGGCAAGAAAGGTCTAATCCAACAACAGTATAATGATTCAATGAAAAGGCAATACTGTTTAAAACATGGCTATAAACTAATTACTATTCCCTATTGGGATGAGTCAATTATGGATTATGATTATATAATGAAAGCAGCAAATAATTGGTAAAATTTTTCGTGAGTAGTTACTTGACTTTTCACGAAATTTTTGATATAATATAGAAAGAATGATAAGGAGGTGTCACTTCATTGCGAAACAGATTAGAAGATATTAAAAGCAAAGGCTTCAATATAGTGCGAGGAAGTGTAGATACCGAAAATCCAAAACCCACAACAGGATATGTGGCTCCCGCAACAGATTTTGGGAAAATAAAGATAGGAGCAAAGTCGCTTGAAGATGCTGTATTAAATTTAGGTAATTATCGCAAGGTAAATCCAAGATTAGCAGACAAGACGACAGTTATGCGAGCTATTGATAATTATGACTTGAATACAATGAGAGAAATTTCAGATTTCTTTTATAAAACAAGTGGAATTTATGCTCGTATAATTAGGTATATGGCTTTCATGTATCGCTATGACTGGTACGTTACTCCTTATATCCAAGACGAATCAATGAAGAAAGAGAAGGTTCTTAAAGGTTTTAAAGATTGCTTAAAACTATTAGATAATTTCAATGTTAAGAAAACCTTTGGAGAAATTGCTCTTCAAGTTTTGAAATTTGGTTGTTATTATGGCTATAGAGTAGAGACACATGATGGAGTTACATTACAAGAACTACCTGCTAACTATTGCAGAAGTAGATTTAATTATGGCGGCAAGCCAGCTGTGGAATTTAATATGAAATTCTTTGATGATAATTTCAGAGATACTGAACAAAGAATGAGAATATTAAAAATGTTTCCGCCAGAATTTAAAAAGGGTTATTCCTTATATAAACAAGGAAAACTACCTCCCGAATATGCGGGAGATGAAAGAGGATGGTATCTGTTAGACCCAAATTTAGCAGTAAAGTTCACCGCCAATGGAGAAGATTATCCTGCTTTTATTTCTGTCATTCCGCTTATCTTAGATTTAGATGAAGCACAAGACTTAGACAGAAAGAAAACAATGCAGAGACTTTTGAAGATTGTTATTCAAAAGATGCCAATGGATAAAAATGGTGACTTAATTTTTGATGTTGATGAAGCACAACAGCTTCACAATAACGCTGTGCAAATGTTGGGCAAAGCAATTGGAGTAGATGTCTTGACTACTTTTGCGGAAGTATCTGTTGAAAATTTAACAGATAGTAATGCCGCATCAAGTCAGACTGATGATTTACAAAGAGTAGAGCGACAATTATATAATGAAGCGGGCGTGTCTCAGAATCAGTTTAATGCAACAGGAAACTTAGCATTAACCAATTCTATTTTAAATGATGCGGCGACCATGTATAATATGCTTCTACAATTTGAAATTTTCTTAAATGATGTGATTAAGAAATTTAATACACAGCCTAAGAAGATTTATTTTAGAACACAGATATTAACAACAACTATTTATAACTATCAAGAAATGGCAAAACTTTATAAAGAACAAACAACAATCGGTTATTCTAAGATGCTTCCACAGATTGCGCTTGGTCAATCGCAGAGCAGCGTTCTTGCTAACGCGTACTTTGAGAATGATGTTCTCGACCTTGTCAATGTTTTTGTCCCGCCAATGCTATCTAGCACAATGAATGCAGATTCAGTAAGGGCACTAAGAGAAAATAAAAATATTGACGAAGAAGAGGCAAAAGTTGGAAGAAAAGAGTTATCGGATGATAAAAAATCAGAAAAAACAATTCAAAATAAGGAGGCAATGAATTAAATGCCACCAAAAATAAATGAAATTGGAAACAAGTATTTCAGATTAACCGTTTTAGAAGAAGCAGGAAAAAACTCTAATGGTAAAATATGTTGGTTGTGCGAGTGCTCATGCGAAAATCATACAAGAAAAATAGTTTCTGGTGTTGATTTAAGGTGTGGTAGAGTTAAAAGCTGTGGCTGTTTAAATAAAGAAGCTGCAAAAATAGTTGGAAAATCAAATGTGGGGTCTGTATCACAATATCGGATTGATGAGACTGGAAATCTATATGGTCGAATAAAAGTATTGAGATTTTCAAAGACCATTAACGGAAGAGCTTTTTGGGAATGCCAGTGCTCTTGTAATCCACAAAAAACTTTTGAAGTTATGGGAAAATATCTTAGAAGCGGCGAAGTTAAAAGTTGTGGTTGCTTAAAGTCTTATGGAGAAGAACTGATTTCAAAAATTTTAGAGGAAAACAATATCTTTTTTGAGAGAGAAAAAACTTTTGATGATTGTATAAATCCAAAGACAGGAAGAAAATTAAGATTCGATTTTTTTGTGAATGGCGCTTATATAATTGAATTTGATGGAGAGCAACATTATAATAAAAAGAATGGCTTTTATTCAGAAGAAGGCATTGTGAGAGACCGCATAAAAGATGAGTGGGCATTAAAGAATAAGATTCCTCTTATTAGAATTAAGTATAATGAAATAAGCAATCTGACAATTGACGATTTAGTTCTAATTAAAGGAGGTAAAGATGAATAACAGAATTAGTGTTGCTACTATTGATTCACCTGAATTTATAAATCTCAAACCAATGGATTTAAACCCATTGATGTCTAAATGTGAAGTTAAAGTTCTTTATGTAGGATTTAACAGAAACAATAGCTATATTGATAAAGCAACTGCAACAGAAATGTCTAAGACATTACGAGGTTGTCCTATTGTTGGTCAATATACTGAGGATAAGGGAGATTTTGAAGACCATGGTGACCAAGTTATAATTGATAGTGATGGGATTAAATTCTCAAAACTGACTAAACCTTATGGGTTCGTAGCACCAGATGCTAAGGTTTGGTTTCAGTTTTTTGAAGATAAAGATGAATATGGAAATACGTGTCTTAGAGAGTATTTGATGACTGAAGCATATCTTTGGACTGGACAGTTTAAAGAGTGCGGCAGGGTTATTGAAAATCATAATCCGCAGTCAATGGAATTAGATGAAGAAACTTTGAAAGGTTATTGGACAACAGACGATAATCGAGGTGTTGATTTTTTCATTATAAATGACGCAATATTCTCTAAGTTGTGTATTTTAGGTGAAGATGTTGAACCTTGCTTTGAAGGGTCAAGCTTTTCCGAGCCTAACTTAAGTTCAAAGTTCAATAAGGACAATGAATTTACAAAGAGTTTATTCTCAATGATGAATGAACTAAAATTTGCATTAAACAATAGTAAAGGAGGAAAACCAATGCCCAAAGATATGAAGCAGGTAAATGGTGAATCTTCTGAAAATCAGAATACTCAGTTTGAAGCGGACGGTGCGGCAGCCACTGCTGAAAGTGCGGCAACCGCGAGT